TTGAGATAGTTAGACAAGATCGCCTCCTAGCATTGGGACATTGAAGAATCGGCCGTCTTTGTCTCCGGCTTTGGTGAAACTTATGTGGAGGTGCTGCCGGTGTGGATTAGCACCACGGTACTTACGCCATCGCCAGTTGAGTATTCGAGAGCAAATTCGCCCATCGAATATGAGATAGGAGATTCTCCGGTCACCACGCTTGGCATGTAATCGAAGCTGATCTGCCAAGTCATGCATTTGCTCATCTCGGCCCAACTGAACTGATACATCCAAGGCACGAACCCACCCTTGAGCATCCGGGATATGGTCAGAAGAAGGATTGTCCCGATAGTGCCGGGCATCGGCAACCCAACCATCTGGCCTTCTACGATCCGGGAAGGAGTCATCAAGTTGCTCGCGTAGTTGGATTCCGGCTTTGCATAGCTTAGGAGTTGGATTCAACATTCACCCACTCTTGAGAAGATTCATCCCATACGAAGTAAGCCCGATTTCCGGGGCACGGTTTTGGGCTTTCCCAAAGGCAAGTATCATCATTCAATATCCAACTGGGATAGGGCTTTGGTGGGATAAAAGCATCGCGCACAGAATCATAAAAAAATCCTACTCCTGCATAATTTTTACGAAATGGCGTTTTTCCGTTTTCATGTTTGCCTGCGATTGTATTGAAAGAAGTTCGCTTGCATACCTGCCCACGAAATTCGCAATAAAATACCTCCCAATCTATGCCGTCTTCTAATTCATCTTTTCCTGAAATAACATCAACAACTATATTATTCTCATCAAGAAATGCGTAGTGGGCCATAGAATCCTAACTAAAACTAATTGTTCCTGTACCGTTGGTGAATTTTGTATATTTGAAATTTCCGCTCGTGACAGTCGTTGAAGTCAATCCAGCACCACCGCCCAAAGTATAAGTAGATGGGTATTTGATGATCACTATACCCTTGCCACCATTTGCTGCGCTGTTCGATGTGTCTGGATTTCCTCCACCGCCACCACCACCACAGTTGTCGGTTCCCGCTGTAGCATTTCCTGAACCAGAACCAGCACCACCGCCACCAGCACCACCAGCACCGGGGTTCCTGTTGCCGCTGGCGTATCCACCGCCACCACCACCGCCAGCTAATTTTCCGCTTGATCCAGCTGTGACAATTGTGAGCCAACTAGAGAAATCAACATCACCATAAGAACTTAGGCCAGCTCCACCTGCTCCAGATGTGCTTCCTGAACCACCGCCGCCAGTTCCTCCGACAGCTGATGCACCACCACCACCGCCCGAAGTAAGGTTTTCGCCGCCCTGTCCTCCGTTGTAACCTTCAACTGGAGAATAACTGCCTGAATTTCCTAAGCCGACTTGATTATTATTTCGAGAACCTCCACCGCTTCCACCATTGAAAGGGCCGTAGGTTGTTCCAAATGTACCACCGCCACCACCGCCGGTCACGTTGTAAGTGTGGAAAGTGGAAGTAGTGCCATTTCCACCACCGGTGGGATAAGCAACCTTTGTGCCACCAGCCCCTACTGTTACGGTGTAATTGGTACTCAAGGCGAAAGTAAAAGTCAAAGCCCTTAAGCCACCAGCACCGCCACCGCCACCAATATTATCGCCACCAGCACCGCCGCCAGCAACGATCACGAAACCTGTTTCGGGCAAAGGTGGCTCTTTGAAAGTACAGCCCGAAACAATATTTCCAATCATTAGGAAACCGCACCCACAACTCGCCAAGTATTTGCAGCTGTTTTGATGCACACGGCGGCCTTATGCTGTCCGACCTTCGGTGATGCGCTTGTGCCTCCTGCCGAAGTTACGGTTGTTGTTCCCGGGGTGGTCGCGCTAATCGTGGTATCGGCTGTGCCCGTATTCAAGACTGTTATCGCCGTACCAATAGCGAAATTGGTTGTAGCATCAGTTGGAATGCTCACGGTCTTTGCCGATGCATTGGTTGTTAGCACCAAGACTTGATATTGATCGGTGCTTGCCAGCGTGTAGGTCGTACCCGACTGGCTATTGATGGTGAACTGCACCAGCTCATTGAACATAGGGGCGGTGAGAACATCACCGGTTGTTGCTGGAAAGCCTGTTGCCATCTGTATCTCCTAAAGGTTACTAACGCCGATTATACCGTAATTTGCATTGCCGATGATGAACCCGGTGATAAGTGGGTCACCGGTGGTAAAGGTTGTGTTCCAAGTCCGGGGGGTAATTTGATGATTGACTCCAAAGATCTGCAAGGTCTTGGTGAGCGTCGAGCCACCGGGCTGGATATTGCTGATCTCGACGGTCGAGAAGAAGTCCAACCCTAGGGCTGCCACAATCCCGGCTGAGTAGTTAGGGGTGGTCAAATCTAGGGTCATGGCATCGATGCGAATATCTGTGGACTTGCGACTGGCTACATAAAGGTTGGCTAAGTCAAGGGTGGCCGCATCAGTTTGATGAAGAAGATTCTGGCGAGTAATGGCATGCGGGAAGTAGGTGTCGATGCTGTCTTGATCAGCAACGGTCTGCATCGTGCCGCCGACCCGCTGGAAGTTGGCCACATTGAAAATGAGCTTATCGTCAAAAGCAAATTTCAAGTCTTTGTAGGGGATGCCTGTGGTCTGGTTGAACACCGTGGGGGCTTGCCCAAGGGTGTCGATGGCATCGGTGCGCTCGCGGAAAATTACCTTCCCATCAGCCGACATGTAGACAGCACCGAACTCCGTAAACTCAACATCCTGCAAGGCTTGAAGGACTGATCTCACCCCACCCGGGTCTGCTTGGACAGTTATGTCACCGGTGTCTATCTGTCGCTGGCTGGCCGGGAAATCAATCGTATTCAATATGTCGTTGATTCGGTTGCCGGTTGTTTCGCCAGCCGTGGCCCCGGTAACGGTCGAGATCGCTGATTTGTTGAATAGGGTGAAGGCATCGGTCGCTTGAATGTCAATGAAGCCGATTTCTTCATTCTTTGGATAGGTGTAGTTGTAGGCGGTCGTGTAACCGGCAAATAGGGGGTAGTCCACCCCAAGATGCTCGCCAACGATTCTGAGCTTTCTAAGGGGTTGTAGAAGCCCGAAATAGGGGCTTGCAGGGTTCTGTGGGTTCCAATCGCCATTAGGGTCAAGCACACGGATGGTGCAAAGCCCGGGGTTGAATCGGTCTTGGGTAAGGTCACGCCCACGCCGGATGTTGATGGCTGTGGTTTCATCGGTGAGATCCACGACTTGGCTACCAGTACCACCAGCACCCATGGTGCTAATCCCGATTTGGCTGATGCCGATCTGGAAAGGTGGGTCAAAGTTAGGCCCTGACGAGAAGTCAAAGCTAACCGTGAGGGTAATGGGATAGGTCACAGCGCGATGTTTCCAGTCGTGCGATACCAGCCGGATGTGCTGTAGCCAATGCTTGAGTAGTCGATGATGGTGTCCACGATCTTCTTTTTGGTATCGTCCGAGAGATCGCCGGTTCCGGTTACATTGATGTTGATGGTTGCCGGGGCTTGGACTGCTCCGCGACCGAATACATCATCAAGGACATCCTGAGTGATGGTTGGTGCAATGAATCCAGATTGGCCTTGTGGTACTACCGATGGCACTACCGGCTGTTGAGTAACTGCTCCACCCGGGGCTGTGGGTGCTACTTGAACGCCAAGGCCACCTAGTTGATTGCGAATCTTGTCTAGGCTATCAAGCCATGCTTGAAATGGGTCCATCGGCTTGAATTGAGCCAAGCGAGCCAATTCTGCTTGCGAGTCTGATAATTTCTTTGCCAGCTTCTCGGCTTGGTCTGCATTCTCAAGTACCAGTTGTTTCTTGAGCTTGAGTCGTAAGATTTCATTCTCAGACAACTGCTCATTCTTGAGTGCGGCTTCTAGGCTGATGAGATCATCGTTGAAGGTCTGACCGGCCTTCTCAAGCTTGTTGGCTTCCTTGGTTTGCTTATTTTGCTCGACCTTCTGCTTGGTGATGCTTAGCTCGGTCTTGAGAGTTTTGGATCGAAGAATGCCTTGCTCTTTGGCGTTGGCTCGGGCAATCATGTCAAGCTTGGCTTGATCCTTGGCTGAACTTCTAGCACCCAAGGCCTGAGCTGCCTCAATCCCCTGTAAGCCCGGGAATAGGGTGGTGAGGAAACCTTTGGCTACGCTAGAGCCTGCAGATTCCCCAAGGCCCGGGATTTTCTTGTAGATTGAAAGAATCGTTGATAAGCCAACAGCCACATTGCCGACATAGGTGGCAACATCCTCAAAGGATTTGGCAAGGGCTGGCACACCCTTATCCTCATCAATAAGCAAAGCCACCGACTTGACCAACTTCTCGCCTAAGATTTCTTGGGCATCTCCGGCGGCCGCGCTAAGGATGGCTAACTGACCGGCATAAGTTCCGGCAGCTCTAGCGGCTTGGCCAGAGAACCTGCGGCTAAGTTCCTCGGTGATTTCATTGAATGACTTGGTGCTCAAATCAGCTTTGCTTAGACCGATATTGAGCCGGGTCAAACTGGTGTTTGTTCCAAGGTAAGCGCGGCCAAGGGCTTGGGTAACTGAGCTAAGTGATTTGCCTGAGCCTGCGGAAATATCCAAAGCAAGATTCAATAGATCCTGAGCCGCGGTCAGGTTTTGAGTGGCCGATACCAATTGCTGCAAAGAAGGGCGAAGTTCACCATCAGCAACGCCGGTGGCATTCTGCAGTTGCTTGATGTATTGCTCGATGGGGCGCACATCGTAAGCCAGACCAAGATTAGAAAGGTTTGTTGCTAAGGCTCGGACAGCCTTATCTTCTTCAAGGAAAGCCTTGACTGATGCCTTTGAGAATTGCGTGATTCTGCGAGCCGAGAGGGCTAATCCAAGGCTGCCTGCAAGACTCTTGAAAGCCCTGTTGAGCTTGTGCGTTGCCGTCTCCGCTTGCTTGAATCCCTTGCTGTTGAAGGTTGAGACTATGGGAATGCGAATCATGCGGCGAGTCCGTAACTTTGAGCTGTAAGTGAGTTATATCTACTGGTTGCCTTTTTGATGGCTACCATGACCTTGTCTAATGTCCTACCCTGTTGCTCGGCGTAAGCAGCATAAATGATGCGGCCACGCTTGTTTTTTTCCACAGCACCAACACGCTGCAACTGGCCAACATTGCGGTTCAAGCCTTCAATAAACTGCCTGCCTGCGTTGGGGTTTCGGCTGTGACTTTGCTTGCGGTTAGCCCATGCGCGATCGACCGAAGGGCCAACCCAAGGCTGACCGTTAGGGTTTTGGGTTCCTGCGGTTTCCGCAATAGCACCTGCAGCCGACTTATTGAGAAGGGCATACATTTGCACGAAGCCGGACTTGTTGGGCCGTGATGACCTAGTGCTGTATTGGATATTTCTACGGACTAGCGAGCCATTCCATTTTGGGAAGTTTTGCTGGCCAAAGGTTTTGTTGGCTTCCGACCATTGACGAAGCCCGGAGCCTGAGTCAAATGCGTTGGGTACTTTGGCTTTGGCATCGGTTACAACTTCCTGCAAAGCTGACCTAATCTCAGCATTCATTTCTTTGTAAAGATCAGGCGTAAACTTACGGAGAGCCTTGACGGTGTCTAGGTAGCCGTCTATTGCTGCCGCCATTTTGAGCCACCCTCGCCTTCTCTTTCAAATATGCGAGAGTTGCCCGGAAGATTCGCTCATCCATGGCCAGCCACTCGCTTGCCGGGATTCCAGTTTCTATCTGTAACTGAGCTATCAGATAGGTTACGGAATCCTTATCTATTTTGGGTCGCTGTCCTCGACAACTTCCACGCTTTCGAGCGTTGCCACGAAGTCCACGCCAAAGGGCTTGACTGACTTACCAGATCGCCGTAGGGCTTCCCATGCCAGCCAATAGAGATCGCTTTGTTGCTCACGCTCGCGGAAGGCTTTGTGAAAGCCAATCTTGTGATGTTGCTCGAAAGCGAACTCTATGGCCGGTGTGATTCTTTGTTCAGTTGTTTCACCATCGGTTGTAATGATTTTGAGGCTCGCCATTTGTTACTCCTTAGAAGGTTCCGGTGTCTGAGACAGTCACAGCACCGTTGATGGTGAATGTTACATCCTGAGTGCTGAGATCGCCGGTTGCTCCGTTGATTGGGGTCAGGTTGTTCACCAAAATGTCAAAGGTGTAAAGCTTGTTTCCATCGGCAACAGCTGAGCTGGAATCTTGAATCATCTTGACCGCTGTGGTTGTGCCAAAGTTGGTGAGCAAGCTGTCGAGGATTTCCGAGCTTGCAGGGTCATTCAGGAATGAGAGGGTAAGGGTTCCGGTCTGGAGGCCCTTCACATATTTGCGGCCGGTGTCTCCCATTGCGGTGACTTCTAATTCCTCGAACGCGTAGTTGAGGGTTGCGGCGGTGACGAGATCGCTGAAATCGACAGTAGCAATCTTGACCCCAACCTTGTTATTCAGCGTGATCGCCATTTGATTCTTCCTTTTTCTTGGGCTTGCTTACAGGGTGTGGTTTTTCGATCTGGCCAATCTTGACCAGAAATCTAGTGCGCTCATCCATGGCTAACTCCAACTCGACAATATTGAGACTTTGACATCACATGATAAAACTTCGCCACCGTTGATGTTCATAACTGCTGGCTGACTCACTTCTCCAATGGTGTATTTTACCGTTGAAGCGGTCAATTTGGTGAATAACTCAAGCACCGCATCTTCCATGCCATTCAAGTTACCTTGGTTATCAAATAAAGGCTTGGTGAGCGTAATGCGGAAATGAACCATTGGGGCAACGGTCGTGTAATGGTCATTACTCGGAGTGATATAAGGATCATCCGGGCTGATGATGCATTGATTCACGCCCACAGTGGCCGGAGGAAAGGACAACACCGACCACTGAGAGCTTGCTAGCGCGGCGGCTAGCGTTCCTCGCAGGGTAGTTATCGCGCTCATCCTACGAGTCCACCGGGATCAAGGTAGTCTGCTAACAGGCCACGAACTCTTGCGATAATTGTGTTGCCCATTTTGTAGGGGCTAGGGGTGAAGTCTGGTGATACGCCCCCAGCGTTTGATGTGTTTCTTGCTTGCCATATATCGACTGCAATCATCATGCTTGCTTGGCGTACTGCAGGGATTGTCGAGTAGTCCACTTGACCTGCAACGACAATAGTGCCGTAAGGCACAACCGTGTGTTTTTCGACTGTGGTGATTTGGGCGTTCACGAAAGATAAAGAATAAGCGGTGAGGGCCGTGATCGTCTGAGATCCATTGAAATGAGGCGCGACATTTTCGACCGTGATAGTTTGACCGACATAAAAGCGATCGCTGATTGCTGTATCAAAATAA